CCAGGCAGGAGATGGGTTTCATGACCCAGGCTGGGGCTGAGGGGCAGCGTGTACAGCAGATGCAGGGTGCAGAGCAGGGCATGGATGTGACAGGTGCCAGCTATGCGAATAACCTGCGCCAGATGCAAATTGCCGAAGGGTTACAGGAGAGAAATCTGCCGCTTAATGAGTTGAATGCTTTGTTGACTGGACAGCAGGTTTCGATGCCGCAGATGCCTGGGTTTAAGGAAGCTGGCAGGGCTGCTGACACGCAGTATCTGGGTGCTGCCCAGATGCAGGGTGAGTACGAGATGGATATTTTCAATGCAGAACAGGCCAGCAAAGATGCTCTTATGTCTGGGGCTATGAATATGGGCAGCATGGCAATGATGTGCGACCTGCGTGTTAAGCGTAACCTGGAGCACGTAGGCTACTACGACGACGGTATCCCGCAGTACGCCTTCCAGTATATCTGGTCTGACGACTGGTACTTCGGCCCGATTGCTCAGGAAGTTGAGCAAGTGCGTCCAGACCTGGTCGGTGAGGTCGATGGTATTAAATTCGTGAACATGAGAGGACTTGGCTATGCCCATTGATCCACGTACAGGACAACCGCTGCCTTATCCGGCCGGACCACCCGGAGCACAGATGCCCTATTCTCCTCCTGGACCTCCTGTGGGAGCTCCTAATCCGCAAGCACAGATGGCCGCTGCGATGCGGGGTCAACAGCCCCAGCGGACACCCCCTGGACTCCCCCAGCGTCCTCAAAGTGGTTTGGGGCTAGCAGGGCAGGGTCCAGCTATCAACGCTGGGATAGCTCCTCAGCAGCAGCAGCAGCTACGTCCTGCGGACATGGCTATCATGGCTGGCGGGTTGCCCAGCGAGGAGCGTTTTCAGCAGGGAGCACGGGCAGGTGAACTTGCTGACAGTATGCGAGAATCAGCACTGGAACCCATTCGCGGTAAGATGGTGGGTAACATCTATGTACCTGCAAGTATCACCGAGGGCGGGGCCAAGCTGATACAAGCGTATGTCATACGCCAGAAGGAGAAAGAGCAGAAAACTGAGCGTGCTGGAGCAAGAAAGGAACAAGCCGGACTGTTGGCTGAATGGTTGAAGTCTCAAGATGGAGGTCCCTCTGGGACAGACCGGGCTATGATTTCACCTGTGGCTGGCAATCCTGGGAGGTAGCTGTGGCTGAGTCTAACAATCCTTATGGGTTAAGCCAAAGCGAATTGAAGCAGATTGACGCTATGGCTGCGGCGGCTGCCAAGCCGAACCTAAGCTACACGGCGTTGTCTCTGTCTGGTATACCCGGAACTCAGAACGTTGGTACACAGCTACAGGCTCAAGAGACTCGTGTACGTGGGGGCCAGCTGAACTCACTAACCAATGCTATGAATGCTAGAGCAGCTCGCCGTGAAAATGCCGCCACTGCCACCTCCCTGGCTGGTACGAAGGCATCAGCCCTGGTAGGGGCAGCGGGAGCTAAGGCTAAAGCTACCTTGTCCGCATCAGAGCTCGCTAATACGCGGAAGATAGCTGCTGAAGCTATAAAGGAAAAGAACAGAAATGCACGCGCTGCTGCAAGAGAAAATATGCGTGTATCTGAACAAGCAAAAATGGATGAAAGAGCAGCAGAAAGGGAACGCGGCAGAAAATTCGCGTACAGGCAGAAGTTTACGCCCAGAGCCGTTCCTCCCTCCATTCAAACAGACCTGGATGCTCAGGTTCAGCAGGTAATGGCTTACGAGCGAGGCGTTAAGGCGTGGAAACCAGAGTTTGCTTCTGGTCTCACTATGGTGGGCAAGGGCATGAACTGGATAGCCAACAATGCCTCCATGATTTCTCAACAGTTTCCGGAGATGCGTGAGCAGGCTGAGTGGTGGCGCGACTACGGGTACGACCTCGTGTTAGAAGCTCGCCACTCCAAGTTTGGCTCTGCTTTCACAGCTAACGAAGAGCGGATGTGGAATCAGGTCAGTGTAAGCGAGGGTATGCCTGCCGCAGACCTCATTAAAGCTCTTAAGAAGCGTGGGAAAATTGCCAAAGATTCTTTTGAGCGGCAAGCCCGCACTGCTGCTCAGTCCAGCTTTAATCCGGAGGCTATCAAACAGATTGCTGGTCCAGACTACGAGTGGACTGATTCTAGTGCCTTGTGGGAGATGCCCCCGTACTTAGAGCCGGAGGAAGAGGCTACTTTAGCTACGGAAATGAGCGAAGATGAAGAGGCAGAATTTGAAAGGCTAAAGGCTAAATATCCAGATGGCTCTTAGTGAGGAACAACGCACGCTACTTCGTAAGCTGAAGTTACGCGAGCTTCAAGAGCGGGAAGCTGCTGAGAATGCCCTGCCCGATCCCATGTCTGCAGAGGGGCTGGCCCTGCAAGGGTCCAGCACCAGCCCAGAAGAAGCGCGGGCCATAGCATCCCCTGGCCCGCCCAGCGATGTCCCCACGCTCCCTGGTGAGGAGGAGCCTCCCTCACGACTGCCGCAGCATATTGGTCGGCGAGCAATGCCTCGGGTTATGAATGAGCTAATGGAAGAGCGTGGTATGGACTACGGCGACCGCGCTGACGCTATGCTGGGCGCTGGTCCTATGGCGCTGTATCAGGGAGCCAAGCAAATCACTGGTTTAGGTGACCAAGCAGAGAATGAACAGTCCATACGTGACTGGCGTAATCTGGCTAGAGGCGCAAGCATGGGCGAGGGCCGTGGGTTTATCAATGCTGGTACGATGGGAAGAATTGCTAGTGACCTTGGCACGCTGGCCCTCCCTATGGGTGCTGCTGAGCAAGCTGCTGGTAAGGTCGCCGCTCGCGTACTGCCACAGTCAGTGGCAAAAACCACTGCTGCCTCGGGTGTCGGGGCTACTGAAATGGCGGCGCAGCCTGTCTTGGGCGATGAGTCACGTCTAACGAATGCAGCCATAGGTGCCGTCCTCCCTGGTGCGATGAGTGCAACTACGCAGGCTGGTCGTAGAGCCACCACTGGTATGTTTGACACCAGTGCTCCCGCCGCACGTCTGGAAATGGACTCCGGCATTACGCCTACTCTTGGGCAGTCTATTGAGGGAGGCATACCCGCTAAGATTATTAAGAATATCGAGGACTATACTGAAGGTATAATCCCAGGAGTTGCTGGTGGGCGTAAGCGGGCTAGACAAGAGCTCTTTGACGCCATTGGCATGGACGCCTCACCCAAAAACTTGACTAGCATTGGCAATGAACATCGGGTAGGTAGCCCTGAGTACTTTAACACCTTACGAGATCAGTTTGACGACGCCTATGGTAAGCTCCTTAATGATGTTGAGCTTGAAGCTCCAGGCATTATATCTTTAATTGATGAAGCTTTGGAATCAGCAGGTACAGAGTTTGATGCACCTTTACGGGCACGGCTAAGGAAATCGTTGCTTGAGGGTATTCCAGAAGAAGGTGTGGGCATGGTGACTGGACGCCAGCTTAAGAAACTAATGTCTGATGCTAGCGAAGGAGTGAGTAAGGCTACTCTGGGTGGTGATGCCGGTAAGAATAGGTCGGCCATCGCCATGTACAATTCGGTGCGTGATAATCTTGCTGACCTCTTAGAAAGGCGGGCTGGACCAGAAAAATCGGCTGCTCTGCGCCAACTTGATGCTGCCTATGCGGAACGGCAGGTACTGGAAGAAACTGCTGGCAACGTATTCCAGACCACCCCTGGCGAGCTTACTGCTGAAGCTCTAGCTGCAACAGTACGTTCTCGCAGTACCCCATCCATGATGGCTAATCAAACTGGTACTGCATCGCAGTTATCAGCAGATGCTACTAACGTAATGCGCCCTGCTAGAGAAAGTATGTGGGTTCGTACTCTGGGTGGTCTTGGCTTGGGTGCTGGAGTCTACTCTAGCCCTGCCCTTACCGCAGCAGTCGCCCTGCCTCTTGCCGGTATCACGGGTGTTGGGTCTACCAAAATGGGTTCAAAGTTTTTCCGAGGGCAGCTCGGCAATCAGCAGGCCATTGCCAAGACTATGCGTGAAATCGTAGAGCCTAAGATTGGTACGGCCACTGTCTTACTTACAGATTATGAGGAATAACCATGTCACGTAATGCGTCAGGCGTGTACTCGCTGCCCGCTGGCAACCCAGTCTTAACTGAGACTCTCATAGAGTCTGATAACTGGGCGAACCCAACCATGGAAGATATTGGGTCTGAACTAACAGATAGTCTCAGCCGTGATGGTAAGGGGGATATGCGGGCCTCGTTTGGTATTATTGATGGTGCTGAAGCTACTCCCGGCTTACGTTTCAATGGTGAAACAGGCAGCGGTCTGTTTCGTGAAAGCGCAGGGGAGTGGGGTTTAACTCGTCTTGGTGTACTACTTCTGCGAGTAGGCACTGCGGGATTGACAGCTTCTAAGACTTTTATATGTGACACTGCTGCTGATGTTGTGCAAGCTATTGTCAAAGGCCACTCTACTCAAACTGCTGATTTACACCAGTGGCAAAATGATGCTGGTACGGTATTAGCACGGATCACAGCTGCCGGTTTATTTATTGGACCGTCAGAAGCCTCGCCTCCTGGTGTAATAAGCGGCTATGGAGGACTGACAGCTCCATCTGGTTGGTTAGAGTGTGATGGTACCAGCTACACAGTCGCTTCTCAAACCAACCTTCACGCTGCTATTGCTGATATATACGGTGGTGATGGAGGTACGAATTTTAACGTACCAGATATTCGTGGCAAGTTTCTTCGTGGTTGGGACCACGGCGCGACTATTGACCCTGACCGAGCCACTCGTACTGATGCAGGTGGCGGGGGTACTGGGGATAACCAAGGAACGCAGCAAGATGATATAGGTGTGGCGCACGTTCACACCATTGCGCACACTCACACTATCACTCACACTCATACTATTGCGCATACTCATACAGCGGGGAGTCTGTCTGCGGCAAGCGCGGGAGCGCATACTCATACTTATAGCGCGGTGATATCCTCCGTACAAGGAAATGCTGCGAAGTCTGGTAGCAGCACCCTTCAGTTCTCTCCACCAACTTCCTCTGCTGGAGCGCACACTCATACTATTACGGGTACTTCATCAGCGTCAAGTGCAGCGGATTCTGGTGCATCAAGTGCGGCGGATACAGGCGCATCTAGTGCTTCAGATTCAGGTTCTGTTGGAGGAAATGAAACTAGACCCATCAACATTTACACTATGTTTATCATCAAGGCTTAAAGCGAAGGGAGGTTATCGTGAGGATATTATCAGCGTTTGTTCTATTTATCCTGGCTACGGCTGTAGCGGGTAGTGAGTACGAGCGGCAGCGCAACGGTAATACGAACCAAGTCGCGGTGCAGGTGCAGAAGGCGCAGGCTGCCGGCTCGGCTGTCATCAATGGGGCTTCTATTCCTAAGCCAGCCGATGCTCCTGCCATCGCACCAAACCCTTCCGCTCATTCACCGAGTGCCCAATGTCGGTATGGTTGGTCTGTAACTGGAGCAGGGGTAGGCTTCGGTGCTGGCATCAGTGCCAGCGAGTGGGACGAGATTTGTGGCCTTTGGATGGCTGCTCAACAGACTACTGGGGATGCTCGCCAGGAAGCCGCGAATGCTGCCTTTTGCTTGACTATGAAAAAAGCAAAAGTGCAGAGTAGAACGTGCGCTGATTGGGACAACGGCCAAAACCTGATGATGGCTAAACACGTGGAGATGAATACCAACGACGCCACTATTATCTTCACTGGTGCCAGTGACCGGTAGATGAAAGTCCTTGGGGCGGGCCGGTGGCCCGGCCCCCTGCTCCGCCAAAACGACGCCCTGTACGCCCTCGTGAGCGTTTTAAATGGGGTACCCTTGGGGGTAGGTAGGGGGTAAAAAGTGACTACTGGACGGGCGTACAGTAAAAACCCTTTAAAAACAAGGGGTTAGGCTGGCTGAAAGCGCAACGGGGCCAGCGAGCTCCGCACATAGGCGCCGAGTGGGTGACTGAAGCCCGGCTCGGCTACTCCCGCTAACTTGGAGCATTCTGTTAGCCTTGGTCCACGTAGCCCTTGCCACGCGGAACCCCGCTATCAGGGTTCATGTATTTGTTCATGCCATCCACACTATCCAGAGCTTCCCTGGCCTCATCCAGCCCATACTTTTCAGCGTGCTGCTGCGCCAGTACGTCACCCGTAGCTCCTGGTCCCGTGGTTACTTCAACCTGCGCCCCCAGTTCGTACTCAATTAGCTTTTCCAGGAAATGCTTGGCCTTGCGCAAGTCTTCCAGCCCATTCTTTTCCTTCCAGCGCAGCACGTACTTGAATATTTGTGCTTCCATGTAGGGCATTTTGTGCATCAGTACGAAATCCCAATGCTCTATGGGGAAACCTTTGTAGTGGGAGTCCCCCACTTGGCGTTCATTTGCTGTCATTTTTCACCTCGTCTATGTAACCAACTCACACAAGCATAGCGCCAGTCAGGGGCGTCTATGCGGTCGGCCCATACCTGGGCACCCTTGATATCCTTAAACTTGTACGCTTTGAGTGCTTGCCACATAGGGTATGCTACACCAGACAAAAAAGGATAGCTAGTGAGTTCACCATGCGGTGTTTCTAGCCAGTCACACAGCGCATGGTAGAAGTCTAGGTGGTCACCTGTAAACAACTCAGGCCCTGGCATTATTTCTTTAGTCAGTGTGTATAGGTTGTTCTCATCATTGGGGAAGTTGCTGTACACCTCTTCAAACCGTGGCATATCGGGGTAGACGTGGAAATTGTTGCTGAACTGGGTGTATCTGCCCACGTCCATGTTGAGTGCGCAGGCTATATACTCCTGCATGAAGCTCATGTGGACTACGTTTGCCCCGTAGCACCCCCAGATGGCGTCGTTGCTTCGGCAACACACAGTAAGGTCAAGTTCTGCTTCTGTATTACGGTGGGTGATGCTGATGTATGCGTGGGTGTTGCAGGGAATGTCCTTGCCCCCATTGTGGTCAAAGGCGGGGTTCCACATCGTTAGAACGGCCCGCCTGCTGTCTGGGTCTTTACGTAGCTGGTTTATCACAGCGTTAAGTTGGTCGTAACCAAACTCATGTCGCCAGCGATATCCGTAGGCCCCCTGTAAGAACCTGCCGTCATCGCTGTATTCGTACATACGCTTCACTATGTTGCCCACGTACTCAACGTCGTTGCGCCCCGCCAGCATCCACAGGGCTTCAAAGAAGTGAAAGAAAGGGTTGGCGTCCCTTACAGAGTCGAATAGTACACGCTCCCTAGGATTGTGATAAACATTAACCACGGGACCAGGAGCCACAATAACCGGACCATTACGACTTTCTTGCATTTCGCCATCAATTTTAAGATGCCATAAGCCATCCGGATAATTATCATTTACGTTGCGTCTAGATATCACGTGCATCAGGTGTCACCTCGTCAATAAACTCCAGCCCGTGATCTTCTGCAAACACCTCCGCATCTTCTATACAACCGAAGACCTGTATCCAGGTGGGCGGCTCCCCCGGCACGTTCAGATTAGCAGTTACCCTGCCATCATCAAACTGTGTTCTTACTGTAAGGGTGCCTTCAGCCACTTCGGTACCTCTGCTTCGGTTTGCCCTCACCTAAGTAGGTGCGGTCGTATTTATCGAATTCGCACAAGCAGTTTTGGAAGTCTTGCATATCTATTCCAGGCATCGGGTTAAGCCTGTCGCGTATGCGCCCCCACATAGCCAGGGCCACCCCCATAAAAGAACCCCTGGTGACGCCTGTCGAGCCTACCAGACGCTTTAATCCCCGCATACTACCAGGGCCAGGGGCACACCATGTGAGGTGGTCAGCGGCGTCCTGTAGCGGGTGTCCAGGCGTGTTCTTGAGGTCCGCAATAATCTGTGCTGCTAGGAAATCACCGAGTCCTTTCACGTTTGTTAGCCTGCTGTGGTAGTCTGCCAGTGTAACATAACATGGCGTTCTTAGCACGCGGTCTTTATAGACGTCGTTCACCACACGGTAGACATAGTCTATCTTATCCATCTTAACGCCGCAGGTGGTGATAAGATACGCCCCGTTGAAGCACTTTTCCCCACGGGCACGCCGATCCTTAGACACACGGCACATATCATCTAAGTCCCAGCTTATAAAGGGCTGGAGTTCAACTAGGTGGTCGGGTAGGTTGAACATTCGGGCTAGAGTCATAGCCGCAGTGAGGTTCGAGTGGGTAGCGTTTTCGTTCCGCCAGTTACGGGCAACCCACTTCGTTACTTTATCATTTTCCCTATGTACGTTGCAAAATCTATAGCTCTGCAAGATGGTATCACTGGTCCATGGGGGTTGCACCCCGTTCATACGCTTGGCGTAGATACTGTACCGCTCGTTAATCCAATGAATTAACCTTCCTTCTACCATCTGCATAGGCTCTTTTCCATTGTATGCGTACATCAGTTCGCTCCTTACCGCCCCAAGCGGTCTTCGTACGTTTTTTCACCAGGGTTACATACTCTGGGAACGCAGTGGCTAGCTCACGTGCCGCCCGCGCCTGCTCGTCCATAGTACGGTACTGGCTACACCCTCCATCGGTGTTGCTACCCACTTGGTCGTGTACCCAATCACTGAGGAGCAGGTTGCCATAGCCCGCAGTCAGCAAGCTAAGGCTCACGTAGAAGTCTTCCATCAGGTGCATGGCGTCAAAGCGTATGTCATGCAAGCGCAGCACAGTGACATCATAGGCCAGCACACGTAGAGTCCTGGTGTTGCGGTAAAATTCGTTGGGCAGCCTGTTCCCGCCCTCCCTGGTACAGACGCCAACGTGAGCGTGAAACTCTAGGTGGGTACGGATGGCGTCAAGCATCATATCCACAACGGTGTTGTTCGCTGGTTGAAACTTGGTACGGTCATCAAACCTGCGCTCAAAGAAGGTAAGGTCGTCATCCAGCATCAACAGATACTGGCCGGGACAGTTATCAACTATCCACTGACGCGTGTTGCCGATGCCGTTCACTGGGCACTTCAGTATTTGTGCCCCGCTGCCTGAGCAACGGGTCATGTATTCGGGCCACTCGTCGGATGGCACCACTACTGAGGCGTTCCGCCGCCAAGAAAATGGAAGATTCTCAAGCGTAATCTGACGCGTAGCTCTACCAGAGCTAGGAATATAGATGTGCATTATTCACCTCGTAAAGATCGGGGGCGGGTCGATGGCCCGCCCCCTAGCGGAAAGATCACGCGCTAGCGCGGGAGCCCTCGCCTTCTTTCGGCTTCTTTGCGGCGGCGGCGTCAGCCTTTGCCTTCTTATCCGCTGCGGCAGCCTCTTTCTTTGCGGCAGCCAGCTTCGCTTTCTCGGCCTTGGCAGCTTCTTTGGCTACTTTCTTTTCCGCCTTGGCCTTCTGCTCGGCTTCGTACGCGGCCTTCATCTCCGGGGTCTCGTTCACGGCAATGAAGCCATGCTCGCTATCCCACTTGAGGTCTGCGTAGGTTGGTCCGCCCTCCTGGGCGATGGCTTGGGCAACCGTCATGCCATTACGGTACTTGAACCGGTCGTAGCTCTTGCTGCCCTTACGCTTCGGGTTGCTGTCCACGCGCAACGTAATCACACCTTCCGATGGAAACAGGGGGCTGCCCCGCTGCTTCATTTTCTTTTCGCCATCCTGGGCTTTATCATCCTTGGGTGGGTTGCTTCGGGTACCTTTCTCATCGGCCATGTTATTGGCTCCTTTCTGTTGAGTGAGTGTTAGTGCCCTTGCATACTAGCACTTGTCGTTGTCATTTGCAAGGGCAGGTGTCCAATCTTTGTTTATTCTCCAGACCTCCGGTCTTTTTCTACAGCTAGGCTTGAACTCTTTTCTTGCTAGGCGTTGGCATTCCCTACACGCCCCCGTGCTGACAAACCGCTCAGGCGAATGGCTGTGCTTACAGGATTGCCCGATGTAGATAGACCTACCCTGCGCCTGGGCACGTTCACGGGCAGCATTGTTACTCGGAGCGGTAATTTCGTAACCCCACTAGGAACTTCTCCTGAGTCGCTTCTTTATCGTACAGCGTAGCCACCACTACTTCATCCAACGTATTTTCTGCGATAATACGATGGAGAATAACTGTTTGTGCAGTATTCCCTTGGCGATGTACGCGCTGAATTGTTTGTAGGTAATGCTCAAGGTTCCACGTGATACCGTACATAATGATATGGCGGCACGAATCCTGTAACCCATCAATACCGTGCCCCATCGACGCAGGGTGTCCAATGAGCAATGGCAAGTCTCCCGCCGCGAAAGCCCGTATGTACTGGTCTGATTTCTTCGCACTGGTACCTCCTCCTATGGCCGGGGCATCAAACTTTTCCTGTAGCCGCTGGCGATCATGGTCAAACTCGTAGATTAACAGGGCGGGTTGTCCCTGTAACTGCTCCACTAGGTCCACCGTGGCGTCTATCTTGGCGTCGTGTACTATATGAACCTCGCGCTGTGGGCGGTATTCAACTTCTGCACCATAGATGGCACCGTTGGCGATTTGCCTACACTTGACGCCCGCCGCCGCCGCGTTCCCCGCAGTTATGGGGGTATCTGCGATAAGGCTAAAGAAGTGGTTTTCAATCTCCTTATACATCCGCATGGCATCTTTCGGCAACTGTACCTTGATGTCATCAGTAATAAGTTCGGGCAGTTCCAACCAGTCGCTGCCCTTTATACGGAGGACATACGGGTCAATTGCATCTTGAATTTCCTCAAGTGCGGATTCTTTCGGTGTCCAGGTATACCCGCCATATCCAGAAGAGTAAAAGAATTTATTCCGGTAGCCTGTGATGTATCGACCGAGGGATAATCCCTCGTCCAGAATGTAAATCTGGCCAAATAGATCCATAAGCCCATTTGGTGCAATCGTCCCGGTGAGGATGTACCGCCTCTTGAAATACCCAAGATGTCGTCGTAAACACTTGGAACGTATGCTTTGCCCGTTCTTGAATTTCGTGCTTTCATCAACGCACAGTACGTCGCAATCGAGTATGCGGAGGTTTTGGTCATCAGTGTGATATCCACGTTGCTTGCGCCTATAGTTAAGAAGCCACGGTACGGCTTCAGGGTTTATAAGGTGGATGTCTGCATCAACGTGCAGCGCCTCTTCCTTATTAGGGCCATGGATAATGTTTACCGTCAGGCCCGCAAAATTCGCCCATTTCTGTATTTCCCTGGGCCAAACTGAGTAGCAGACTCTCAGCGGTGCAATCACCAGCAACTTTTTGTTGATACCTGAGCTCTTCAGGAGTTTCAAAGCCGAAAGCACTGTAGATGTCTTCCCTAGGCCGGGATCCATAAGAAGGCCCGCACAAGCCTGGGTGAGCATAACGCGGACCCCCTCCTCTTGATAGCCGTGCGGATTCCATACAGGCTTGGGTAAACTGTATTGCGCAGTCTGCGTCGTCAAAGGTTTCACAGATTTGTTGTCGCTCATGTAGTTGCCTATGAAGTTCTGCTTGGCCTGGATAAATTTTCGCGCCTAGCTTTTTAAACTCTACCCATATTATACCACCGACTGCCAGAACTACAAGCCTGTCGGGGCGGTTTTTTGCTCCCATTACATTCATCTTTATGGCTATACAGCCGATGGCGGTAGCCAGCTTGACGTATTGCTTTTCTATGTCTTTTTCTAGCCGAAATTGCATGGCCCGCCCTCACTTTTACGATAGTCACAGTATTTGCACATCCAACCTGGTCGTGGAGCGCACTCAGTGTCTACGTTCATCATGGTTACACGGTCATCCCATCGCTTGCGCACAGTAGGAATATGGCTACGGTCTAGAAATACAGGCTTACCCCAAGACCCCGGCTTTTCGTCCAGGTAGTAGCACCGCCCTTCAACACGCTCAACGTCTTGGTAGTGGCACAGGGTCGCCAAGCAGTAAAGCTCAAGCTGTTCCTGGTGATTGTTGTACCGCTTGCCTGATTTATAGTCTACCACCTGGGCCGTGGTATTATCTACCACCAGCACGTCCAGTATGGCAATAAGATCACGTTCTGCTTCTTCAATGGGCTGCCAGTCGGGGTCCAGCCACAGCTTTATTTCACGCTCTCCCCTCTCTAGATGCTCCAGATGAGGCTGGTGGGGGCGTATCCACTCGGGCATGGTTAGCTGCTCCCCGCCCAGGTGCTCTTCAAGTTCCTTGTGCATATGCACCCCCCGATAAGCGGCAGGGTGTTTCTCTACAGTGACTTCCACCTTGTCGTCGTAGCGATACTTTTTCTTCGCCGGGCACTGTTCGTAGGTGCCTAGCTTGCTGTAGCTCCAACTCATTGCAGTGCCTCGCTTAACTTTTTCGCTTCTGTTTGCCCGGTGATATACTCGACATCTACCACGTCACCAGTTTTAAGTTCATCCCAATGTTTAATGATGTAGGTGTGGGCATGGGGGAGGGTAGTCGCCCCACCGGGCCATTCGTAAGGGTCGCAAGTGGCAAACCCTGACCCGCCTGCAAGGGGAGTCATCAACACGTACTCGCCCTGTCCATCGGGGTCTGGGCCATAGCCCGACCGAGACAGCAGGTAACGCTCCCCCTCACAGCTAGGCTTGAGGCGTATACACAGGACAGGCATGAAAGTGGCGGCGTCACGGATTTCTAGTATTTTTACTTCCATTAGTTACATTCCTTCAAGTCAAACCAGTTGGGGCCAACGAAACCCTCGCTGGCAAAGGGGCAATCAAAGCGGGGGGCATCCATAATGTTTTCTAGCAGGCGCATATCAGTACGCCAGTCTTCTTCTGGCGCACTAATGTTTATCTCATCATGTACCGTGGCTAGGAATATAGTAGAGTCTCGCTTTAGGTTATCCCACTCTATTACGGACTGCTTGGTCTGGTCGGCTGCGCTTCCTTGGATGAGGTAGTTAAGGAGTTTGTACTCAAAGCTACGCATTCTTCCTTTAATGAGTTTAGACGGCTCAGTGTAATATACACGTCCACCCCAGGTACGAATAGGTTTTCCGGCATGGCCTCGCCGTTTAGTTGCTTTACTGAGGGCTGCAATACCGGGGAACGCACGGAAGTACGCGTCCAGTGTCCGTGCGGCGACAGGTATATCAACACCAAGCCCACTAGCAAGACCAGGAATGCCAGAGCCGTATATAATACGAAACGCCACAATTTTGACGGCCTTGCGTGCCAGTTGAAGTCTAGACTGTGCATAGATAATCTCCATTGCTAGGGCGTGTGGGTCAAGGCTTGGGTTTTTGATGTATGCTTGGAGCAGCACACCATCTTCGTAGTGCGCAGCTATGCGGATTTCCTGGCTGCTAAAGTCCCGCTTGAGCCATACGTGCCCCTCTTCGGGCAGCAGGTACTGTCGGCATAGAGGAAGCGGCGGCAGGCCCTCAGGAATTACCTGCTCAAACTCGTTGCTTATATTCATCAAGTAAGGGCGCGACCCTGACAGCCTACCCGTGCGAGTACCTACAGAACCACCACCTAGATCAGTACGTACCTGATTCCACGTAGTGTGCAGTCGGCTATCACTCCCAGAGTCCTGTTGCCAGGGTCGCATAAACGTCTGTAGACAGGTGGCTAGGGCACCCCGGTACCGTAGTAGATGTACGGTCTGGGGGCAGTTGACAGCCGCCTGGAGGTTATCCTTGCTGGTGCTGCGCCGCCCGGTGGGGGTACGCACCCACTCACCGATAAGGCCAGCAGTTTCAAGAGCATCAGCCATCTGCGTAGGGTTGGACCAATCTGTGCCAGTTCCCACCTTTATATCCAGGGCAAGGTCGCTCGCTCGCAAGGCATCCTCGTATATTACTAGGTCTACTTCTAACCGCTCCGTATTACACCGCACACCCTTCTTTTCACTGCGGTGCAGGATGGGCATGAGCTTCTGTTCTCGCCTGTAGGCGGGTTCCATAAGCTGTGCCACTATCTGTGGATACAGCTCCTGGTGTAGCGCGTAGGTCATGTCGACATCCTGGCGGGCGTACTTACTGACTAGGGGCACCGGGGCCTCGCAGATAAACCTGCCCCATTCCTTGTTATTCCCGCCCGGTACATTCGCACGTATCCAAAGCTCAAGCTCATCGCGCTCTGCTAAGTCCCAGCCTAGTATCTTGGCTGCGTTGGGCTTCAGCTTTAGGTTCGTGCTGTAGGGGTCGTACAGGAATATGCTGTACATGGTGTCGTGTATGCGCAGTGGGTCGGGCATGGGGAGGTCAAACCAGTGGCAAGCGACAGCCATGTCAAACTTGGCGTGGTGACAAAGGATAGGCTCATCACTGCTAAATATAGCAGCAACTCTGAATTTCATTTCTTCCCAATTAGTGACGTACTGGCTGTTCTTGTCATTATATTTCAGCGCCACGCCTACCGGCCGAGGAGGCCGGTAGGACGTGTTACCATCAATGGCTTCAGTCTCGAAGTCAATAGTCCACATTACGGAAGCAACTTGTTGAGTTGTACCTGTAAGTGGATGGCGTCACGCATGGTAAGCGACACCTTTCTACCCGACGCCACCATAAAGCTGATGCTTAGTTCCATTTCTGCCCTAGTGCGCCGGGTCTTGCCTGTACCGTTGGATGCAGTGCCGTCTTTTTTCCACAGGGCGCTTATCCGTGCCTGTGCTTCTACATCCTTGCAGTTAGCCTTCAGCTTGTACGTCCTGGGCCGACTCTTTTCGCTTTCCAGCAAGCCAGCGCGGTCCAATATAGAAGTGGCGTTGCCCGCTTTTTTCAGGTCAATGCGCAGTTTCTTGCCGTACCGTTTGTGAAAATCTTGGGTGGTGAAAGAGGTGGCTGGCCCTGTGGCCCGGAATATTTTGTAGACTTCTATTATGTAGCTCATCGCTACCTCCTAGTCCTAGCTATTAGAACCGCATATGCGGTATAAGTATTGTACGGGGGTCACGTATCAATGCAACCCCCGCACGCTACTTCAGTACTTGTCGCTGTCGGCTGGTGCCTCCCCCTCTTCAGCCTTGGCATCGTAGGGTGCCAGCAGAGCAGGGAGTACCGCCTGCCGCTTGGCATCCAGCGCCCCCAAGAGTTCTGTCGGCATGGGTGCCACGAAATTAAAACTGACCTCAAGCTGCCACTTTGTATGAGGTTTTACACTGATGTTGGCCGCGACCGCCCACGGTGGCCGCTTGTACTTCGCTCCCACCATGTTTACGAAGTTCCCCCAGTTGCGCACGCTGGTCACCGGGATCTTTGCCAGGGCTATTTCTGCCCCTTGTATACTCCCCGGTGTCATTTCCTTGTTGTACGGTATCAGGGCCAACCGGCGTATTTCCTTGCACGCCTTTCCTTTGCTCCCAGGGCGGGACTTATCGCTACCCCACTCGTTCTGCTTACACCCCTTGCAGGCGTCGTTTTCCGGGTGGGTTACGTTTTCGTGGGGGGACATCACAGGAGCTTTCCCTTCCAGCGCCAGCCCGATAGCAAAGCAGTCCGGGCTGTCAATGTTGTCCGGGTCCCAAGCTCCCTTGTACAACCGATTCTCAAAGGCGCTGGCAACAATGATACAGTCCATGTTGTTGTCAGGTACCTCGTTTCCCTCGTAGCTGAGTATGCCACTACGGAAACTCAGGATGCCCACGCTGGGCCGTTCCACTGCGGCCACATCCTTGGCCTCTTGCATCATCTTGGCTTCCCAATCTACCAAGGCTGTGCCCTCGGGGGCACTGTCCTGCTCTTCCAGCTCGTCTTCGCTGTACTTTTCATCAGTATTTTGCTTTTTAGCCATAGTCCTAGTCCTTGCTATTTGTGCTTAGTGACGCTTAGACTTTCAACAGGGTAAGCGCCGACCCCTGGTATTTGTTCACCTGCGTCCCACCGCTCCTTGACTGCAACGGTGCCCAGACGTTTGTGCAATAACTCCCACGCCTTATTCTCGTAGATGTAAGCGTATATCTCATCCCAGTCATCAGCCTGTGGCTCGTCCTTTACCACACGCTCAAAGTTGTGGGTTGCTCCACCTATGACGGGTACGTCTTGGTCACACAATTCCTGGAGTATTTCTTCCTTGTATTTGTTTTCAATTTTCTTGGTAGACTCGGCTACCTTTTCTTGGTCTAGTCGCAGCTTGCGCGTCGTTTGATACATATCGCACAGCTTGCTTAATTCACTTAGTTCCATGTTTCACCTCGTATGTGCTGGCGCACCCCCATAGTATATGCGTGAACTTAGTCCACTGCAACCGGAATATCCTCAGGGGATGCGGCCAGTATAGCTTCAACATTTTCCCAAATTTGTTCAGCCATCACTTTTTTGTTGCTGAGAAGATCTGGGTTTGCATACATTCCAGATGCGACGTGCGCCGCCAGAAAATGTTTGTATTTGATGCCAATACACTGCTCATCTGCAGGAACTGGATGTACTTGATACTCTCCAACTTCTTTACCCACTTCTCCTCCTCTTAATGAATTGGTTGTCGCAAGAGGTAGCCTAGCTCCACGCCTTCATCAGCTTGCTCTTTGGTGAGGTCACCTAGCGGGAAACTGTTGCACACCTTTCCGCTATACACCTCTTTCTTTTCGAGGTTCCAAGACAGGTACTCATCCAGCGTATGGCCGTCACGCGTTAAACACTTGTCCCAGTATTCATCCATCACTTGTGTGTATGACTTGCTCATTAAACACCTCGGTCAATGCTTTGTCTAGCTCGATGTAGCTCAATATATGAGCTATATCAGGCTGGGATTCGCCTAAAGCTATAGAACGCAAGCGGGCGCGGTCTAGGCGAACGCTGGTGCCCGTGCGTAGTAGAGATAGATTAGAGACTATTCGTCCCATTTGATTGGCGGTAACTGCCAGGGGCCGGTCTTTGACCCGGCTGATGGCAGCCACAAGCCCGTAGGCGGCTTCATACATAGGGGTATAGGGCATGGTGCCATGCTACCATTGTCGGTAGTCAGTGCAAGCGTGGTTTTGTGAACATAAAAAACGAATCCCCATTGGGATGGTCCTAGCGCCGCCTAGTTGGGGTCAGCGTGCCAGTGTACCGTAGGATTCGGTAACTGAGTTACCAGCTACAGGGTATTATACCGGAGACTTGGGTCAATTGCAACCCCTGAAAACAAAGCCCCCGATAAGGGGGCTCGTCCAGGACCGAGGTGAACGTATCCCTAGTGACACCGGAAGCGGGGCACATGGGGTCACTATACCACAGACCGCTTGTCTGAGGCAAGCGGTTACGTTATACTATTTAACTTACTAGCGAGGTGGCGGCGTGGATAAAGACGATACCCCTGACTCACCCCCTGAGTCAGAAAAACCTAAACTAAGATTCAGCACCGTCCCTTCTGACGGCAAGCTACCCAACCACTTCAATCACGCACAAGAGTATCTCGCCAAGCGAGGTATTGATCAGGCGTTGTGTGATAAGCTAGGCTTTAAGATCATGCCAGCAGCGCAGTGGTTCACTGAGACCTACCCTGGTAGTAAGAGCAAAGATGTACGTATCTCTATTGTATTCCCACATCTTAACTATAAAGGAGAGGATACAGGATGGAACAGCGTAAAATTCATCCGCACACGCACGCAGGGGGCGACATTCGTACAGGACTCACGGCCGACGCGGAGCAGCAAGAAGGGGGAGTTGATACACGCCTACTTATGTCCGCTGAAGAATTGGCGCAATTTGCAGAAGGGTCAGAGGATATATATCTGCGAATCTGTAATCAAAGCAGTGAATGTCGCACTATTAGGATTCCACGCAGTTGGTTTGAACGGGGTAGCAGCATTTGCCTCTGCAAAGAAGGGTGTGGACCTACTAACCGAGATTAAAGACCTGCCCTGGCAGCGGTTAGAACTTCAACCTGTCATTATGTATGACAGCGACCACGAAAAGTACGACATAACCCGCGCCTACGAAACCCTCGCCAACAAGTTAGTCAACCTTTGTAAGTCCCCCCTCCCCGTCTACCTCCCCCTACAGAAGCGTGAAGATGGTGAAGACTGGGGCTTTGACGATGCCCGACACCAATTAGGTGACAAATGGGCACTTGAATTCCTTTCTGGCGAGGGTGGGGTAATCCCACTAGACCCTATACGACAGGCTCTACACGACACTAACGATATGTTTATCGTTGTTAGGGGCGTAAGCGCGATTGTAGAACTCAAGACTGGCAACATTATGACAGAGTCCAAGTTTAGGACAGTCAACTATGCCAACAAAATTGAGTGGACTGATGACGGTAAGGCGATACAAATCGCTAAGAGTTGGCTACAGTGGAAAGATAGGCACGAGTGTGAAGGCATAGAGTATATGCCGGGTGGCGGACAAATCCACAATGACTCCTATAATGCTTGGAAAGGCATGGGTACTGAGCCTGTAAAGGGGGATGTTACTCCGTGGCTAGACATTATCAACAATAATATACGCTCAGAGAAAGAGCGTAAGTACCTAATTCAATGGTGTGCATATCCTGTGCAGAACCTGGGGGCAAAGTTGCACACTTCAGTTGTGCTGGTGGGTGTTCAAGGCATAGGTAAATCACTACTTGCCAGGTCACTGGGCATGGTATACGGGAATAATAATTATAAAGAAGTGGATAGAGGGGATATAACTGGCTCATTTAACGCATTCTGGACCCAGAGTCAGCTAGTTGTAGTGGAGGAAATGCGGGGGGAACATAAAACCGCAGACAAAGCCTTCATGGGTAGATTGAAAAAGATAATCACTAGTGACCAATATATAGTGAAGAAGAAACATGTTCAAGAATATAATATCACAAACCACGTTAATTTCCTCTTTACAACCAACGACGCAGACTCATTTTCCTTCGAAGGAGATGACCGACGCTTCTTTGTGGCTCATTTTGAGCCTGTTGTGGATTACTACCGCGATACTGGCTACTGGAATCGCTTCGTGGCGTGGCTTAATGGCGATGGTGTTGCTGCCCTGCATCATTATCTGCTTAATGTGGACATGGAAGGCTTTGATCCTGGTGAGCCTGCACCTGAAACAGAATATAAAAAGGTGATGGAAGAGGCTGCGTACAGTGGTCCCGAGGCATGGATTAACTTGTTGCTTAGTGACGCTCGTGAAATGCTAGGTAGTGAACGCGCCCTGTGGAAAAGCCGTGAACTAGCAGAGGTGTACTACGAGGGGGATGTCCATAGCGGCCCCGCAGCCGCCAAAGCATTCAGCAACTATATGCTCAACCGTGGGTTTGTGATGGCAAACACTAACACGAACATCGGTAATCGTAAGATGGGAAAGGCTAAATACTGGATAGTACAGGACCGTGATAACCCGCTGTGGCACGATCATGGGTACTGCGTGGTACACCTCTTAGAGCATTTGGCTGAGCTTGCTCCTGATTCTAAGTATTAAGATTCACCGTCGACTGCGACCTATATAGGCAAAAAAGAACCCCTGTCAAGTCAAGGGGTTCAGGGGTGGTGGGCGTTTGCGTCTTCTTATTCTGCGTATGTACGCTACGCTCTTATCCTAACCTCACACTGGTGTGCTCTTCACCGCAGTGCGGGCACAGGTACGTTAGCTCATCTTCCCCTTGCATACCCTCTTCAATATTTAACACCTTAACTGACTGTTCACGTATAAGTTCACGCCTGCACGGTTGGTACAGGCGAATGGGGTTGATACTCTTCCAATATTGGTTAGGGTTAATCACGCGCTTTGGCCCTGGCTTCGTTAGCTGACCGTCGGGCAGCCTTGGCCTGATGGCATTGCTGACCCACGCTGTACGCGCCCTTATGATTGGAGATGGGGCCGTACCAGCAGGTCACCGTGGTGGGGTCATACAAGCGCACTAGTCGCATACAATCCTCATCCAACAGCGCCCTAGTTTCAGCGGCGCTTTGCCCTTCAATACTGTTGGGGGCGATGTCCTTCATGTAGTGCCGGAAGTAGCCCTGTAGGTGACAGCAGCGCCCGCTGTGATAAAGCGCCAGCGCGATAGCCTTGCGTTGACGCTCAT